CCACAATAGTAGAATACCACTATTATTGAGAAATGCTCCAAGAATTAATTCCTTGCCTTCCTCCCGTTCCTTTAAGAATGGAGGTTGTGAGCTCAGAATCAGCACTTGCTACTAAAGGTGTTGTGATGACCGGGTTGGTACCACTGGAAAAGGTCCACTCTCCGATTAATCCTGGAAAGGTGTCTAAACGAGAATCGTATACGAGATTCAAGTTGAAACACCCGATCCTAAGTAAAGACGACTATGTCTGTCGATACAAGGGGGTTTCGGAAGAGATTGTTGAAAAGGTAGTTGAAGGGTTTCATTGCCTGGTTGAAATATACCATTTATATGGAATGAAACGCCCTGAATTCGTAGTAGCTATAAAAGATTATCGAGGCCCATCGATCGAAGAATATTTCAACAAGTATTCTGAGATGTTGGAGGCCAATCATTTGTATAAGTTCCGAATTCACGAGGCAATAACAAAATTGCTTTGTTATCTAGAAGAGTCAGGGGATAGCTCACTATGGGTATCCTATTTCAAGTATAAGACCTGTGCATTCTTCGCTTTCTTTGAGGGTCAAGAGATACCACCAGCTCCTGCTGGATTAAAGGATCGACCTAATATCATTGTATTTCCGTCTTTTGTTAATTATTTAAAGAGGCACGATCAAATTAAGTTTCGATCGTTCTTAATGAGTATTAATCAATCTAAAATGGGGATGCCACGTGATTGCGAGAGCTCTGTAGCCCGCGCCGAAGAAAAGTGTGCACGTCACTTGACAACCATTCCTCCGCCACTGATCTCCAAGGTGCTCATAATTGAGCGACCGATCTTGGTGTCGAAATCTCATTTATCACAAGATGATATAGATTTCCACGAGAAGACCGTTATTGATATAACGAAGGACTCTATTTGTGTTCAATTAAAAAGGACAGTTCGTGAAATGTTTAAAGATGCAACCTATACAAGGAGCCATCATTATGAACCGTTTTACCCGTCGACGTCATCTAATTATAACCGTACTCGAGGTCAACTTGGGGCTGTTGGTGAAGTGATGTCTTTCATTCAGGAAGACGAAGAACTCCGAACCTTTTTAAACGAAGAACTCCTTAAGTTGGGAGTGTCGGAGGTTAAATTTCGTGAAGAAATTAGCCGGAAGTATGGTACTAACGGGATAGAAGAACAACTTTTATTCGACCAAAACGTTGAACATGAAGTTTCTGGACAAGCCATTAATTTCTTTGATCAAGATTTTAAAACAGTCTGGTGTCAACTCTTCGATAAGTTGTTTGAAAAAGCATATATTGAAGATCCATGTGTTGAACCTCTGGGTTTATTGGAAGCTCTCAAGATTCGTGTGATATCGAAAGGTCCGCCTTTCCTTTACACTGTTTTGAAGCCTCTACAAAAATTCTTATGGGGCTGTTTAAAGAAAAATACGGTCTTTACCTTAATCGGGACTCCAATCACTGAGGAGTTGATTAATAAAGTAATAGGTAAAGTCACGGACGAAGAGATTTTAGTGAATGGTGATTATAAAGCATCAACCGATAACTTGCACAGTTGGGTTAGCGAATGTTTAGCAAATGAGATTTGTGATTTATTAAATGAAAATTTGGAAAAGGTGGACGATATTGATGAACGCTTTCCTGTTACGGAGAGACATCGAGAAATGTTAATAAGATCCTTGATCCATCACAAATTCTATATCGACAATGAATGGAAAGACCAAATGGAAGGACAGTTAATGGGTTCAATAACCTCATTTCCTTTCCTCTGCCTTGCAAATGCTGCTTTCTGCAGATGGGCATTAGAATTGGCCGATAATAAAGAATATCGTCTTGTCGACGAAAAATCACGTGTTAAACGGGCTCCATTACTTATAAATGGTGACGATTGTACTTTGAGGGGGAATAGGCTTTTCTTGCGAAAATGCTGGGAGGAGATCACATCTTTTGGTGGATTGACTTCTAGTGTTGGAAAGACCTTTTTCAGTCTTCCTTCTCATCCTATTTGCATGATTAATTCAGTAGCCTTTGATTATGATTTGACGTCTTCCTTGTGGAAGGAGCGTAAATATGTTAACATGGGAATTCTTCTCGGTAAGAAGAGATCTATTGGAAGTGGTCAGCAGAACGAGGACCAAGTGGCCTACGGCGAGCTTGGAGTACTCCATCATGAGCTTTTTAGACAAGCTCCTCCAGAGATTTGGGAACAGGTAAGTTCTCGATTTGTCTATTATAATGCTAACACCCTAAAAAAATATAAACACATACCTTGGGACATGCCTGAATACTTAGGCGGACCCGGTTTAGTTTCAAAAGAACCAATGAAGGATGTGGATTTAGAATGTGCAACACTTCTCATTATGAACATGAAGAATGGTGGGGGCTTTCACAAGCAACGATTGGCTGTTGGAAAGAGTAAAACAGTACAAGAATGGCAGTTGCATCAATTAGTCGCTAAACGGTTAGAACCTTTAGCCGGATTTATTGGTGGTGAAGCTAATTTCAAAAGTTTACGTAGCTGCAATGCTTACGAATACCAACTCAAACAAATCGATGAATTAGATCTCTTTCAAGATCTCGATTTGCAAATGAATGAGTTGTGTCCTTTTGAATCCCTTGAAGATAACTATTCTCGCCTCTACAAATACGTAGTCATTGAATCATTATTTCGTAGTGATATTATAGATGTTCACAAGCCAAAAGGTGGTGTGCAACAGTATCATCGGAATGAATGGTTACTGCGTAATCGCAATGATTTTTCATGGAGAAACGCCTATGAGGAAGTTTCTAAATCGCGATTATTTGGGGTTAAAGTTCGAACTCAGCAAGAGATAATGCATGAGAAGAAAGGTTTTGTTATTCCTGTGGTTATGCAATCGATCTACCAGACCTTCTATAATGAAGTGGTCTTGGCTGATCTTGTTATTTAATCACTCAACTATCTGGGGTGTGACTCTCCGTAAGATCGTCACTAATTGTCATATTATAACAGTATCTTCTCTCCCTTTTAAAGGAGAAAAGTGAAACTACCATAGCATTGACGTTATAAAGATAAAGTTAGCGAATGTATTCGAAAGCATATCGAAAGGTATGTAAGTAGCCGTTATCGTGTTTTATAACCGAGCTTATCTTGGTACTTCATGAAGAAGTCAGAAAAGATCTCAATTAGGCCATGGGTATCCCTTTAAGGACCTGGCAACACAGAAGGAAAACTGTATTAACATAAATTTAAACCTGTTAGATTATTTCGATCATCGAGG